TTTTTGTAGTGAAATCAGAACTCCCAGTTATCGTAATCGAATTTTTTAGTCACAGACTGTGTGGTAGGTTGTGGTCCTGATTTTCCAGATGTTCCTGATTGTCCTGAAGGTGTTCCTCCTTGTTGTCCTCCACCTGTGGGTCCTGTAGGTTGTGTCACCGTTGGAGTTCCTCCTGTTGAAGTCACGCAGGCTTTCAGAGTTTTTCCTTTCTTATTTGCGAACCAACAAAGATTAGTTTTCAATTTTTCTGGTTGTTCTTCGGACCCTTTTTTGAAAGATTTTTTTATTTCCTCTTTTGACATTTTACAAGCCAGAGTTCTTCCAATATTAAATTTCTTTATGTTTTTATCTAATTCAACTTTATCTTGAGGTTCAAGTATAACTTCTCCCTTGTTTACAAGTTCTTGATAATCTAACATATCCTTATACAAACTATCACAAGAATTTTCTTCGATATATTTTAATCCCCAATCTAGTAATTCTTGGTCTATTCCTTCTTTTAATAATTGAACAAAACTTTTTGTTTCGGAAATTTTCATGTGAAAGAGTTTATAATAAGTATTTCGTATAAACAAAAAACCCCAACCAAAAATGGTCAGGGTTAAGGCGAAAGGGTTGAGAATACACCATCTTGTAAAGGTCTTTAGAAAGATTATTGTTTCCTTTCATTTCCACTTTCTTTTGGAAAGTAACCTTCAGTCACGGTCAATTAAATTAACCAATCCTTAAGTTGTGAATCACTCTCTCATTACTCATCACTCTTCGAGGATGCCTCCCCAATTATTCCTTGCGGGAATAGAGAACTTTGGTGAAAATCATGTCGGGTTTGGGACCCTTCATGGCCGTGAACTTCTCACGACTATGTAGTGACCTGTCATCCACAACTGACGAGCACTTTTCCTTGTTGATTTTATAGTTTGTTAAACTCAAATTAACGAAGTAGTGGTTTACGGATGTGGAAGGTAGCGGCTCGTCACCAGCCATGTCATCTTTTGAACGACACGATACTAAACTACCCTCTGAAGTCTCCCGACCTCCATACTTCAAGTCAACTTCATGCAAACTCTCTTGGTAGAGAAGTTTCAAGGTTAATATCAGCACCACCTGTATACTAACTTACCTTTCGGTTTTAAGTCAACTTTCATATTGAATCACGCAATGGTTATGGTGGATACCATAAGTTCTTACATGGATTCTTCAGGTTATTCTTATTGGTCTTCCGACCTCAACGCGACGACCCGCATCGCCTCGTCATCCAACCACTTTCACTACAGTGTTACCCTCGTTACTAAAGGTTAGATGATATCCTGATTGCCTACTCGAGCACCCTTTCGGATGCCGCAAAACATTCAAACCAGAATGTTTCACTTTAAGCTACTTTCGTAGTTTATTTAACGACCATAGGCGGCCAATATCTTGAATCAAAGAACTATCAATTTTTGAAAGAAGTTATTTCCTTCAATTGTCTTACAAAATTAAAACATCTTTTTCAATTTGTCAAATTTTGTAAGAACTTTTTTGTTGCGACGCCTTGGAATTGCACCAAGTTCGACTTGCTTATGAGACAAGTGAGATGCTATACCTCCCGCCCGCAATATCATAAAACTACTCAAGTCCCCTCTGTCACCATCCAAGTCATGCTCTGGTTGAACCTTGAGTAGAAATCTTTTAAAGAACTAATTTGAGAATAAAGTCCCACAAAAATAAGGTGAGAATTTAATACTACCAAATATTGTGGGACTTTTATTTGAGACTACTGCTTCATTCGTCTCGTCATTCCAACTTTTTAAAGAACTTCTCAGCTCGGGTCGGAATGTTTTGGGGATGTTCGTCCTCTCGGACAGAACATATAAATATCTCCGAAGCTCCAAAAATCTTTATAAATCTAAAATATTTTGTTCGAATCGTCAAATTTTTCCTCTTCTAATTTTTTCACTCTTTTGTCAAACTCAGCTAATTGTTTTTCCAAATCAGTAAAAACAAAATAACCGATTACAAAGGGAATCATAATTATAGCAATAACTGTTATCATGGTTTTAAAATTATTTCTGCTAATTTATGTAAAAATTGACCAGAAGTTTCAGGTTTTATTTGAGAAAGTGTAAAATATTTTGCTTCCGTGTGTTCTTCTCCATCGATAGCATTTTCCAAATCAGGCATAATTTCATGATTTACATCAAGTTGATAAACATACATAACCCCTTTAGTTCTTTTACCATCTCTTGTGTGTCTTGGAATAAGACCAATGAATTTTAGTTCTTCATTCTCTATGTCGAGTGCAGTTTCCTCAAAAAACTCCCTTTTTGCACCTTCCTGTGTTGTTTCATTTGGTTCTAACTTACCTCCAGGAATAGACCACATTCCAGGAAAAGAACCTAAATTATTTCTTTTGCAAAGTAAAATCTTATCGTTACATTTTACTAGAACACCAACATAAGTTTTAAAATCCATTGTATTTAATTATATGAAGATTAAAATTAACCAAAATATTTTTAAAATCAAAACTTTACTAGATAAAAAATCTCACGCCAAAGGTATGATGAAAAAAAAGTTTGATGAAAATTTTGAAGGTCTATTGTTTATTATGGATGATTATGATGAACAATGTTTTTGGATGAAAAATTGTATTATTCCGTTGGATATCATAATGATTGAAAATAATATAATTTCTAAAATAAATCACAACTGTCCGCCATGTGATGAGGATGAATGTGAAAGTTATTGTGGTTTCGGTAATTTAGTATTAGAACTTGAGGGAGGAACTTGTGAAAATTTGGATATCAAAGAAGGTGATACCATTGAGTTCATTTTTTAGAGTTTCCAAATTTTGTCTTTATACCCCATTTTGTCATTTAAAAATCTCGCTAAAACAAAGAAGTAATCACTGATTCGATTGAGATAAATCAGTATAAGTGGGTATTGTATTGCGTGAATTGATTTTCTTTCTGCTCTTCTAGTTATTGTTCTACATATATGACATAAAGAAATAACTTCATCACCGCCAGGGATTATAAAATTCTTCAATTCTGGTAGAGTTTCTTGCATTTCATCAATCCATTTTTCTAATTTTTCTATGTCATTTTCAGAAACATATGATAACTCGATTTTCATCTTTCCCAAATGGTCATAAGATAATACTGAACCAATTCTGAAAAGGTCATTTTGAATCTGCTCCAACTGGTCCAAAGAAGTGGAAACATTCCCAACTCTTGAAATGATTTTATCTGATAATAATCCGATGAATGAGTTTAGTTCGTCTACTGTCCCGTAAGCTTCTAACCTCCAATCATCTTTCGGAACTTTTGTTCCTCCAAGTAATGAGGTTGAGCCGTTATCTCCTGTTTTTGTGTATATTTTTTTTGACATACACAAAATATAATTTAATTAACTTTTTGTTTCAACTGATTTGGAGGATTCATCAATTTTTTCTTTCAAAATTCTTTTGAACTCTTCTCCAATCATCTTTGTGAATTTTACATAAGGAGCATCTTCTCTTTCAGGATTATACCTATAGGAACCTTGCGGAGGTCTTGTTGACCTTCCTAAATAATTTAGACCACTTATGTTTGTAATACACTTATGTCCTCCTGAATTGGCCTGTATTAAATCCCATGCATTTACTGCAACTTTATCTAACAATTCTTTTTCATTCTCCTCAAGTTCAGAAAATGGTTTATTCATGATTGAACTCAACTTATCCATCAATTTTTCGCCATTTTCAAGTCCGCTAATCTTTTCTCCATAAATTGCCTCCAAATCTTTTTGAGTGAATCCAACACTTTCAGGGTTAACAGATGTTTCACTTACCCATTTAATTGTAGATAAAGGGACTTTCCTACTTTTTAATTGTTCCTCCCATCTTTTTATGACTTCTTGTGCTATCTCTCCCAAGTTAACACCTTTCAATCCTCTTTCCTTTTTGAATGGATTACAAGATGCCTGAACCAATCCCATTGGCCAAACCATAATTAGGAAATCAGCATCAGGATTGTTTTTGAATGGTGTGTATCTGTCATAAGAACCGGCCTTTCTCATATCTCCACCACCATATTGATAAATTACATTATCACTGAATTTCATTTCAGGATATGTTTTCATTCTATCCATATAATCAGACGCATGTCGTTGTAGTTGTTCGGGTTTCTCTGCATTAGTATCCCTCATCCAACTTTTAATGTTATTTAAAATTGAAAGTAATGACGGCTCAGAGTCCATAACCAATCTTTCCAAAAAACCTCTTCTGTTTTTAAATGCTAAAAGAAGTTTATTTATAACAAGACCCAATAATAATTTGTTCTTTTGTAAAGTTTTCTCTTTATCGAATCGGTATAGATAATTGATTACTTCTTCGGGTGAAATATTTTGTTTAGCAAAGTCAGCTGAGTCTACGGTATTAATTAATAATACATCAGGATTTGGGAATAAATCTTTAGGTGATACTATTTGAGATAGAGTTTCAACATTTGAACGAGCCCCTCTGAATTGTTTTGAAGTTCCTTTTTCAACTCCAACTTGTCTGTCGTGATGGTCGGTATGAATTTTGAACATAGGTTTTCCATGAGCAAAATCAACCAAGACTGGCATTATATCTCCTTCAGCATCATTTTTCTTAACCGCAAATTCTTTGTCCCCGTATTGAATAATATGTGAGTCGACAACCTTTATTCCATTTGATTCCAAATATTTTTTCATGGCAATAGCAGTTGTAACACCATCCAGGTCTTGGTGAAAATAAATTTCGGCTTTGGGATATCTTTTCCTCAAAGCCGAAATGTCTCTTATTCCTGTTTCTTTTATTAAATTACTCATCAATTAATAAGATTCTCCATTGAAAAGGAGAATATCGTTTGGTTTTAAATCGTCATCCGCCTTTAATTGATTCAATTCTTTCATATCCTTAACAAAGGTTTTCAAGTCACCTCCAATTCTCAATTTTTCTTTGATTCTTGATAAACTATCACCTTCTTTCACCCAATAAATTCCTGGATGCATCAATCCTCCAAATGTTTCTTTACTAAATCTAATATTAACTTGAGGATGATTCTTTTTCGTATTCGAATAACAATTCGAGTTTCCTTTGACCATAGGAGATGCACAAATTTTGAAATCCCCACCTTTATTCAAGGGTTCCCCTGTTTCGTCTTTTTCGTCTTGTTCTTTAAGGACTCTTTTTACAATTTTTTCTAAATCGTTCTCCGTTAGTTTTATGACTTTTTTCATATCAATATTTTAATGTGAGTAAGTATTTCGATTTATTGATGAGACCTAACATTTCATCTCTAATGTTCAAAAGGTCTGTGTCATATTTTCCATCAAGTTCATCTGACATAGATACCAAAAATTCGGTAATACCATCCATGAAATTTTGAATACTTAACGAGGAAATATCTTGGAACATTAAAGCAAATTCTGAATCGAATTCAGGTCTACCGTATTTTCCCATCATAGTTTCAGTGAATTCGTCAATTAAATCACCTAACCCATCATACAATTCACCATATAATCTATGTTTTGCGTCGCCAAAAGTTTGCCAATGTAAAAACTTCCATTGAAGTTGTATTTGGACTAATTTTTTTATTAGTTCTTCTTTCATTTGATTTTTTATATAAATATCAAACCAAACAAAAAAGGGAACTTAAGTTCCCTTTTTATCAAAATCTAATTCAGGTTGGTTTTTTTTGTCTATGAAGTGTTTGACTCTTTGTCTTGCCACTTCACAATAATTTGGGCTAAGTTCTATTCCAATCCATCTTCTATTGAGAATTTCTGCCGCACATGGTGTAGTTCCAGAACCACAGAATGGGTCTAAAACCAAATCATTCTTATAGGTCAATATTTTTATTGCTTTTGCAGGGATGTCTAATGAGAAAGTTGCTTTTGTAAGTTGTTTGGTGTCAGCGAAATAAGACCACTGACCATAAACTAAATCCATGAATTCTCTCTTTTGTTCTTCAGTATACAGAGTTTTCTTTTTCTTTGTTCCATCTTCTGATTCAACTTCCGTAAGTTCTCCAACCCATTCAGGTTCACCCTTTAATACTTTGATGTGTTTGGATTTGTAAGCAAGAATCACACATTCTTTTGGATTGTATATATAGGGTGCTGAAGGAGACATCCATGAACCCCAAGCAGTAGTCTTACTTCTGTGTGGTGAATTTTCATCAAGGTCCACAATCCCAAAAAATTTATATCCAATCTCTTGCATGATTGACCAAAGCTCCGCAACCATAAAGATTCTTCCCCCCTTAGCCTGTCGGTTAATTTCGTATGGAATATTAAGTGCAATTCTTCCATCCTCTTTAAGAACTCTAAATGCTTCAATCAACCAGTCTTTAGAAAAAACTTTGTAATCTTGAAAATACATGTCATCATCATGAGTGTCGTAATCAATCCCGACACCATAGGGAGGACTGGTGACAATCAAATCAATCGTATTTTCAGGTAGTTCTTTCATTACCTCGATACAATTTCCGTTTATTATTTTATTGGTTTCAATCATTCTATTTCGGGTATTATAATTGTTTTAATTTTTTCTTCAGAAAGATATTTCCAAAATACTTTCTTGAGTTCAGACTCAACTTCTTTGGATGTCAAAGGTTTATCTGAACTGGGTTCATTATCAGTGATACAAATCAATATATTATGGCCTTCAGAAATCTTTTGTTCAATTATTGATTTGTCTTCGTCGGTTAGAGGTTGCCATCTACCGATAATCATCGTATATTTTTTCTTACTCAAATCATAAAGATTTTAGATTATTTATCTTCCTGTTGAGATAAAAACTTGCTTTTTCCAAATCTTCAATTTCTTTGTTGATATCTTTCTTACCTGCTCTTGCAATATATTTTACAACATTGAAAAGATAAGCATCTTTGTCAAGTTCCCACGCTTCACATACTTTGATTACTTCATATGGATTATCTACACCACCGTAATGTGCAGGACCATTGACCATTTCTTTATCAGTGAAAGAAGTTTCATTAATTGCTGCCATATTCTTTATTTTTTTCTTTCTTGTTTCCCCACTTTTTTTCCATGTAATCAATATATCGGTGATACTTGTTGGCGTTGTAAAAATACCAAGCAAAATAATAGTCCCAATACCACTCAAGTCTTTTCAAGAACTTTTTCATTTTTTAGATTTTTTTTCGGGTTTCTGACCTTTCTTATAGGGTTTCTTTTCTACCTGTTCTTGAGTCTCTTCTGTGTTGGACTGAACTTCTTTTACCTTTCTTGTGGTTGCTTTCCATTCAGACTTTGACACATAAGCCCAACTTAACCCCACCATGTTGAAGGCGGTTTTGTCATCTACTCGTTTAATTGTTCCGAGTTCAATTTCTTTCGTTGCTTTGATTGCTTTAATACACTTCATAGGTTTTTTCCTCCATGTTTTTATTGATGATTATTAAAATTTCTTTTTCGGGTTTTCCTTGACAATAAAGTTCATAAATGTAAGAACTTATATCATCTTCGAATAAGATTGCGTCACTTTTACCATATAAACTTTTTAAGTCATTGACTCTTAAAGCATTAATTGAATTTTCTGAATTTACAATTCTTCTATTGAAACCCATACAACAAAAGTAATTCAAATTAAATTAAGAATCAAAGTTTTTTTCGATTTTCATACTTGATATTTGATATATCAAAGCTAAAACTTTTCTCTTAATTATTGGAACTA